ATGAAATATTACTTGCCGAGGTTGTGTCCGTTGTTGCAGAGGTAGCAAGACCGTGAGAAGCAATACTTGTTACTGCACCAGATAGTTTAGAAGTGACTATAGCTGCTGAAGCATTGATATCACTATTAACAATTGTTCCTGCTTTTATGTCTGCCGACTCTATGGAATCGTCAGCTATGTCTGCACCCGTAAGAGGCGTATTAGTTGGCGTATTTCCTAAGTATCCCATGTGTCTCCTCTAGGCTGAAATGGTATCAACACGACTAATCGCCACATCACACGAATTAGATGTATTACACGTTGCTTTCAAATGATCGCCACTAAGCAGGTTAATCTTGGCACCACCATCTATCAACTCCAGTGAACCACCGTAGGGGATTGGAGCATTCTTAATTAGATAATAGTCTACTGAACTTCTAGTAATCCAGCAGTCAACAGTAATAGCTGCACTGGCATGAATATTAGCAAACCTAATACCTATTAGTGCATCATCGGAATCTGAGTTGTTATACAGCGTTGTGCCCGTCCCGATATCAGCAACCAACGCTAGTTCGAAATCTTGTGCCATTGTTTTATTCTCCTAAAGGGCAATCGCCATAGCAACTGCGAATCCTGCACTAGCTCCAGCAGCTGGTGTGTCAATTGTTAAAGTATCGGTGCCAGCGTTTGTGGTAATTGTCGTTCCGCCTGTACCTGCAAAAGTTAAAGTAGCAGCTGTATTGTCTGCAATAATATCAGATTGTGTTGCGACAGCAACCGTACCAAATACATTGTTAGCTGATGTTGGCGATACATCCTGAAAATCAGTTCCATTATGCACACGCATCTTATTCGTATCGGTGCGGAAAACCATATCGCCTTCTGTCCCTGATGGGTCAGCACCAAGAATTCTGTACCTAGTAGCAAAGGTATTTACATCAACAATATTCGTGGCCGTTGTGGTTACACTGGAAACATTATCAGCAACTGTCTCCATATCATCAGCAACACCCGTTGCACCTAAGGCTGCCATGTCTGCAACTATATCCGCATCGCCTAAGATCGCCATATCAGCAACCGCTGCTGATGTACCAAGCAGGCCCACTTCCGTTGCCTTTCCTGCCACGGCAGTGACATCACTGGATATACCAGCTACAGTAGTTACATTCGCAGATACCCCTGCAACCGTAGTTACATTACTGGATATACCTGCCACAGTAGTTGTGTTAGCAGATATGCCAGCAACAGTAGTTACGTTTCCTGAGATTCCTGCTACGGTAGTTGTATTAGCAGATATGCCTGCAACCGTAGTTACATCACTTGATATGCCTGCAACAGTATTTACGTTAGCAATGTTGGTGGCAACTATATTAGTGTCACCCTCTTTCGCAATAATCTTGTGATAATTATAAGTATTCAGAGTGACTGTAGAAATAACATGCATACCAAGAGAATCTGCAATCGTTGTACTCTGGTATGTGGCAGGGATACCATTAATTGTAACGGTTGAAGCTCCTAATGTACGTCCTGTAGTAGATACCCCAGAACCGTTTACTACCAGTCCACCTGCGTTGGCTATAGATACTACCGTGCCTGCTCCATCATCTGGGTCAGGATTAGTATTGGGGAATGATTGGTCATCAGCAATCGCATGGAAACCACCCACATCATTAACAAGTGAAACAATATCATCCCTTACTGCCTTGGATGTTGGGATAGCTTCATCTGTACTTGAGAGTGTAGTCTCAAGAGTTACCTCTTCCCAGTTGCCTGAACCTGAAGTAACTCTTCCAAGAACTTTATTAGTTGCGGTTGCGTCTACTATCTTCGGGAGTGTTACATTTGAATCAAGAATTTTTGCGGTAATAATCTGATCAGAACCTATGTGTGCGGAATCAATACTAAGATCAACATAATGTTCTGAGTCGATGGAATCGTCAGCTATCTTGCTTCCATCTACAGAATCAGCAGACATGTGAGCAAGATCAATACTCCCATCCGCATAATGTTCTGAATCTATAGCACCATCTGCTATATGAGCATTATCTATACTTCCATCCGTATAATGCTCAGAATCAATAGCATCGTCTGCTATCTTAGTTCCGTCAACTGAATCAGCAGACAGATGAGCAAGATCAATACTTCCGTCTGTGTAATGTTCAGAGTCAATAGCATCGTCTGCTATTTTAGTCCCGTCTACAGAATCGGCAGACAGATGAGCGAGATCAATACTTCCGTCTGTGTAGTGTTCAGAGTCAATAGCATCATCAGCTATCTTTGTTCCGTCAACAGCATCATCAGCCAAGTCTTCCGTACTGACATGACCTGCTGCTTCTGCAGCATCAAGACGAACATCCTGTGCGTTTGACTCAGTTATTATCTGGTCAAACTCAGCGTCTATCTTGGTCGCACTGATCAGTATCGGAGGAGTAGAATCCCTGTCAGTCTCGAAGTCGTGTAATCTAGTTAGTGTTCCCATTAGTCATTTGCCTTATGTCCAGAGAGTACATATTTAACACCGTAGAATGCGATGCTTATATCAGTTACGTGATTTGCAGTAAAAGAAAACTTAACAGCCTTCCCCATGCCTACCATTGGAATTAATACCTTGCTAACATCTGGGAAGTCATAATATGTTGCGTCCCACTCAACCGCGCCCCACTTAGAAGGAAGACTCTGTAAATAGAAAGTACTGTAAGCAGTAGCATCAAAGTCAAAAAATACTTCTAGCTTGAACACGCCAGCAGCCCCAGATCCCTTGAACTGAAAATATTTGAATATCTTCTTTACGCCAATATTGTTAAGCCATAACCAAGGTGTATCCCATCTGAAATTTACATCAATATTGTCGCCACCATCACCGTATACATTATCACCAGAAGAGTTCGTATACTCCAAGTAAACCCTTCCGTTTCCCCCAGCACTTAGAATGTCACCATCAGGAGTACGTACCGATTGGAATATTTGAATATCACGATCTTCCGTCCACGCCTTGATCGAATAATCATAAACAAAACGTTTGGATGCAGTTGGAATGTTTACCCAGAATTCATTATTCTTCTTATTGTTAACAACGTTTACGCTATCCTGATCTGTTACAGCCTTTAATAAAGGATTGAGTCTATCCCTGATATTGTCCGATAGTTTCTTCGTCCGTAATCCCTGAATGATTAACTCAGCCTTTATCGAATTAACACCTTCAGGTTCTACCAAATAGTTATCAAGGCCAACTTCGTCCATAGCCCTATGCCCCATAACACCTGTATTGTATACAATCTTATCTATCGCAATATCACTGAATACAGCAGGTGCTGAATAAGTCACTATGTGATTCTTTAAACCAACAATCAGTTTACTTGACTGGCCTAACCTACCCAACCCCGTAATTGAATCACCACGTGCCAATACACCCGCTAAGTCAATGTCTACAAAATCGGATGCTGTCGTCCAATCATCTTCATCATCCACGGCAGATCCTGTAAGCTTGGTGTCTCTTCCTGTTACTCCAGATATCCACAAACGATTGTTCAGGGCTATAATGTACTTACCCTTCGGTGGGATATCCGCAAGATCCGTTACATGCCAAGCCGTGTTAGCTGTCGGTGTAACTGCCCCATCGTTTAATGCCCCAGTAGTCTCCGTATAATCGGTACCAATCGCTATCGGACTTACGTTCTGCAGTTTTAATGCCCCAGATAACGTGTGATGATATACATTCCACCCAGTAGCACCAACCAAAGAAATTGGTGACGTAACGGTTAATACATTATTAATCGCAATCACCTGAGTTGTTTCTTCGCTTGGTACACTTTCTCCATTTGCCGTTATATAAGTTACCGCTACGTAATAAGTACGGCCTCCCTTCGTTCCAGAAGCGGTAGTTCCCGTGGTTGGCGCACCGGGCTTTGGCATGTAACCATACTTAAATGGATTATCTACGCCATTGGTCATACATAACTTGGTGCGGAACATCGTCCAATTCAAACGATTATCAGTAGTCAAACCAGTCTTTATGACAGTGTCAAAAGCACCAGTCGAAGCAGTATATCTTAATAGCCTGCTATCAGCTTGGGCTAATACTTCAAATCCATCAGGATAATCACCCTCGTAAACCATCAATGAATCTATATTCGGGCCTGCGCTGTTAAGTTTAAAGATTACGTCAAACGATGTGTCGGCAGCCCACCCGGCATTAATGGTATCAGTAGCAAAAGCGTTGCTACTGTGAGAATGAGCAGAAGAATCAGTTCCTATGCGGACATAATTACTGCCACTTCCAGAGTTAAACTCAAGGAGAACAGCGTAATCTCCTGCAGTCGCAGAATAGGGGGCTTCAAAAGTAAGTTCAACAAACGCAAAAGTTCCCGTTAAGACTGATGTCAAAGTGCTGATACTGGTAGCCAAGATATCCCCTGTCGGCAAACCGCTTGTTCCCACGGTACCTGTAGCAGCGTATAACTTGGCCTTGATAATACTGTCTGTCGGCATGGTGCCAACCTTGTCCAAGTAAAAAGCAACGGACTGTATATCTTGATCGGCAGCCAACGTGAATGCGAATCCAACTTGTTCGTTGTTCGCAGAATACATCGATACCTGCGAATCCTTGTTGCTGCTTGCATAGGTATCTATGCTGTTTCCTGCTGCATGTCCAATGGCAACGGAATTGAATAATGTCCTTCCTCTTCGTTTAGACACCTCGCCATTTATCGCAACACGTGCGTTCTGCAGTTCAGTAGCATAATCCGAGGATATGTTACCTTCTCCGATAGCAATATCGAAAAGCCCCTTGTTATTACTCTCGAATACCTTTTGTCTTAATCCTGCCATTAACGTGCCACCGAATAGTTTTTACGAGTTAATGGGACAAACCTGACAGATCCCCTGTCTCTACCCAATAACTTTCTGAGTAGACTATTAGCCAATGCCATCTCACGATCCCTCTTGGCGAAATCCTGATCATACTCCGCATACTTGGCCTTAACCATGTGACGTATTACTACTTCCTGAAATGGTGTCGTGTCAGAGTCAGCACTTAAATCGGATAAATCCTTCGTGTACCAATATGTCATTAGCTTTCCGTTTTCGTCTGACGTTGGCACCGGGTCTACTTTTATCTGGTCTACCTGAGACGCATTCTTCCCCCAAGGAACCCACACGATTGGCCTTCCTGTATTACCCTGTATGACAAACTCTTGGAAATCCTGATTGTTTGCTACCTTGTAAACAAATGAGTTTCCATCATCCATATAAAATCGTTCACCCACAATTCTGGTCACGTTGGCATTGGATGCAAGCGTATAAGTTGAAGTCCCGGTAACCAAGGTAATCGTTCCCTGTTCCCTTAAGATCTGCCAGTTGTTCATTATGTTCAACTCTTGGATCGACTCATTAATGTAATCCAAGATACGTTGCTTAGCATCAGCAACCAGACTGGACGATGAGTCCAGACCCAAGTCACGTAATACAGGATCTCTTAGTGTAGTGAGAGACATTTTTTCTCCGTTATAGCTCTGATCGCTTCAGCCCAAAGCTTACTATTCTTGTTAACATTAAAGTGTTCATGAACATACTCCATAGCTGCCTTGCCGACAGATTCACGTAGCGAAGGATTTTCGACAAGCTTGTCTACCCAAAATTCAAACTCTTCTGTATTCGTGTACAAAAAACCATTGACACCGTGAATTATTAAGTTCGTGTAAGGCTCTACATCCTTGACAACACAAGGTATGCCTAACGCAGAATATTCAACCCACTTGATGGGGCTTTTATTTTGGTTGAATTTATTATCAGCCAAAGGAATAATTCCCATGTCTGCATTTAATAAAATCTGTTTATACGGATAAACCCTGATATCTACCCAGCCATGCTGTGTATATTTATCAGAATCTACTCCATGACACATTAGATCAGCTTGCTCAAATACGCCCCTAAAGTCGTACCCACAAATTTCAAACTTAACGCTCTTATGTTTTCTTAATATGTTTTTTAATTCAGAAGACACCCCATCCAAGTCTTCGTGATGAGAAGAACTGGTGATTCTAATGTTGTCGTCCTTCTCAAGCTTATACGGTTTCCAGATATTAAAGTCTAAAGAGTTGGGCAACACAACAACGTTATCGTTATACTCGCTATACACATCAGATAGCTTGGGGGTAGTGACAAAAACACCGTCTGCTTTTTCTAGAATCTTTTTCGACAGTTCTAGATTATTGGGATTAACATTAAAAACATCGTCATCGTGATCAATGATAACTTTCTTGGAAGGAGACATGTCCTTCATTACACTCACTAAGTGTAAAGCTTCCTCGTTTGTCGCACGAGGGAGAACAATAACATCACATGTTTGCAGCAACTGGAATAAATCATTATCCATGTTACTGCCTGATCCCCCAATGGCTACGTCAAAGTCATCTTCCCGATTCAAGAAAGATAAGGGTTGCTCTATCCTGTAAAAATCACAAGCTCCCCTGTCACGTATGATCCCGCAAACTTTTATGTATTCCATTCTTCGTTATTCTGGTTCAACTTCTCCAAGACATCTATATGCTTTTTAAGAACCTCTATTTGCGACTCAAGAATTACACACCTTGCACGCAATTTAGATTCGGCATCAGATTCCCTTGGAACCTCTTTAGTCTTTACAGTTGATTCACCACCATAAGTAGTTAACATTACTCCCCCGAAATATAACTCCTGATTGCATCTATAATATCCATTTGGTCTGGACGAAAACCGCCACCCTCTCTCATGTACTTCTGGTAACGTGGATCATTCATTAATTCGGGGAAAAGTCTCTCAAACACCAACCAATCACCCATTGGGCCAAACTTGGCATTCTCAAAACTTTCCCAATTACTACCAAGGGGTCTCCCCTCGTCTTGAAGCCAGCGGACAGTCCCTAAGTACCTATCCAGCAATTCTTCTGTTTGTTTCTCATCTAAACTACTTAGTATTTCCTGCTTCCAACCAAATATTTTCGGATCGAATGGGATTCCATCCCTTGTACTTGTAAGCTGATGAGTAGTTTCAGCAGCCATTAATGTTTTGAGTTTATCTAAATCACCCCCCGGATGTGCATACCGTCTGGCTTTTTGTAACTCTATTCGCAAAGCCTCTGGGTTGGGGGCATCTTCAGAACCAATGTGATATGTTTCAGACCATCCCTGTCCACTATCAAAATCTCCTAAACGAATTTCAACTGGGGATTTACCAAGTGACTTATCAATCCCCTTATATTGTTTACGCATTTCATTAAATGCTTGATTTGCGTAAGCCCTATTAACATCAGGATCAAGATTGCGGTCAGCAGTCTCAGTAAGCCATACAGGATTAAAATTAGCCATCAGAAATTCTGATTACAGGTTCTAAACTCAGGATGGTCAGAGAAGAAACGTTTGACTGCTTTCTTCATAGATTTCTGGTCACCATCGACTATGTCTTTATATTTTTCTTGCATGAGGAATACTGAAGGAATACTGCCAACCTTCCTCATTGTTCTTTCATCTGAAAAACCATTGTCGCTATAAGTACGAACATCCTTCGTCTCTCTTCCAACTGGGTCAGTATCCTGAATATGCTTTATACCCAGACTGCCCTTGGCGAAATCATTAGGCTTCGTATATTCTAAACGTGTAGCAAGCTGGTCTAACATGTCATCATTAATCATAATATTTTAAGGGGCTGGAATTTCAGGAGTGGCAATCCAACCGAAATGCCAACCCAAGCCAGCTACTATAGCAATAATTAATACGGTAACGCCAAAGTCATAAAGTTTCACAATACATATCCTCAAACAAAAAGAATGTAAGTAAGGGAGGGTTGCCCCTCCCATACTCATTAAGGTTTAACAACTATTAGCTAGTTGTCGTATTAAATACAGTTCCGCTGGCTTTCTCGTTATAAGAAACCAACGTCCACTCAGATTCAACCATTCCTCTTCGGGCTGATCCAACCTTTGCAAGTGGGGTATGTTTAACTGGACGTAGCATTGCTACAGACCACATATCCTTCTGTAATATACTGACAGCTTTTTCGGGCATATAACGATCAAGTATGATACGTTGCAGTCCGAAATCACTTTCGTATACATCAACCGAAAGCACTAACTTCTTAGCGAAGGACTCAATGTTTTTCGTTGAGCCTGCTGTGAAGCCAGAAATCTTTCGTTTGTTCCAACCGTGGGCATATGTCGTATCAGGATTTCCACCCTGAATGAATATCTCCTGCAATATACCGTTATATGCATCTTCCGTTATATCAGCAGAACCTCCCATTGTAGTTTTATTAGTTTGTACCCAACCAGTAGTTGTACCACCTGTGGTACTATCACTGATTCCTCTAGAACCTCTTGCAGTCGTAGCATCGCCTGCTTCAGATTCTCCTTTTACAATCGCAACTTCCATGCCACGAGCGATATTCTTAAGAGCTTTGGCTAGTTGATACTCATACTCGCCACCCTTAATACCAACTTTATCTACCGCATCCAAGGTATCCGATACTTGGAACCCTTCACGGTTGATCTGGCAGTAGTTGCTATGTCTTGTTCTTGCGGTTAGAGTAGGATCTGAAAAGTCAGCTCCCTCCACAACCGTGTTATTTGTAGCCGTTCCTAAAGTATCAGTAACCCATTCATGCACTGTTCCATTAGCTTTAGATTTCTTAAAACCAGAAAGCATTGGCGTTTCGGTGGGTGATATGTTTACGATTATATCCAGAAGATCTTCACGCAAACCACCAACACCGACAGACATTGTTCCAGCTTGATATGTTTGAAATGTTGCCATCCTATTACTCCTTCATTAATTGCCCGGTCTCCACGAATGACCTGAATTATGTAACAATTCTGCAAAACGACTGACATCTCCACCTCTGTTATTTGCTACCTCACGCTTAAAGTCCATTGGTCTTTTAGCTTGTGGTGCAGTTCTTGGTGAATTGCCTGCCATCGGTGCAGGTTGTGAACGTGGTGCAGGCGTGTTGCCAAGCAATTGTTCATATTTTTGTGAATTAACCATCATTTTACTCAGTTCCGCAGCCATTATCATATCACTAGGATGGTTTTTGAAGTTCGGCCCCATTAACTGCTCAAGCAATGGATACGCTTGATTCTTCATGACACCGTAATACTCACTCTTTGAATCATTAACAAAGTTGTAAGTATCACGCACGTACTGGTCAGACTGTTGACGCAAAACCTGCTGCTGACGAATAAGATTGTCAGTGTTAGCCTTGTTCGCCTCCATCTTGTCCAGTTGTCTTTCAAGATTATTTCTGCGTATCACATGCTGTGCGACTTCCGCAGAAGTCAAAGCATCGCCTTCTTCCTGTAACATTGTGTCCAAGCTCGCAATCTCTGTCTTGACAGCCTTAGAATCACCTTGGTCTGGTCGATATGACTGCTGAAGTCGTGCATATTCCTCAGCCATACTTTGCAGTTTAACAATCTGGTCATCCCTTGCTGCAATTAGAGCATCCTTTTCAGCCAACTCTTGGGTTGACTTCTCCTTGATACCTGTAATGCGTTTACGCATACTGTCCGTGAGATCAACATCCCCTTGCAGCGGTTGCTCTTGCGGTTGCTGAAGTTGCTGTTCTTGCGGTTGCTCTTGCGGTGGTTGATTTGGATTATCAAACTCCTTTACTGGAGCCATGTCAGTCCAATCAAGATCCGTAGAGGCAACATCGTCCAACCCTAATGAATGTCCCATCTCAGATGCAGTATTCTCCAGTTTTTCTGGATCGTAATCATCTGCTATACCGGGTGCCGAATCCGATTCTTGTTCAAGAATAGTTTCATTTGTAACAACTTTCTTTCCTGACGGTGCTTCTTCTACTTTAGCCTTAGCTTTTGTAGCCATTGTAATACTCCTATTTTATAGCCTGCCCTTGAGGGGGGCGAATCCTGAGCCGTCTACCATTAACAGTCTCAACGAGTCCATTTAGTCCTGCCAAGCGTCTTAACGCTAATATGCTTGCCTTGACACTCATGAACTCTTCTAACGTATTACACTCCTCGATCCGCATGTATTCCTTGATTAAACTATCTTCCATTTCTTCACGTACTTCCTGCCAATGCGGAGTGTTTATAACACTGGCAAGCTTCTCTAAATGGAGCCTCTTGTCACCTTGCGGTTTATTCACTCTTAGGTATTTCTGTATCACTAATTCTGTCTGTTTGAGTACTGCTTCAATGGATCATATCTTGGTGATATCACTTTTGGTAAACCCCTCTCCAGAGTACCAGCTTTGCTTCGTCCAGCCTTATTCATTTCCTTCTGTGATTTCTTTCTTGCTGCCTTCATTTTCTTAAATTGTTCTTTCTTGTCAGCTTTTAATTGTCTTTTGATAGCTTCATCTGCCTTCTGAAGCTTCCTTGCTAGACGATTAGCATCTTTGTGAGTTCCACCTGTAGCTCTGGCAATTTTTTTCATGATACCCTTGCCATGCCCATAACGATTAAGCGGAGTCTTTGAACCAAGCATTCCTCGTGTGCCTTTAACTTCCATCAACGTCATATCCATCATTTTCTTAAATTGTTCTTTAATCGTTTTGTCCAATTGCTTTTCAACCTTAGCAACCTTTTTGTCAAGATTTTTAAGTCTCTTACCTGCTTCTAACTCAAAAAGAATTCCATCTGGATCTGTAGAAGACAATGGCTTACCATGCGGAGATGATCCTACTGTCCCCTCAAGCGTCTTACCTTTATGTTTTCTCTTTAGTATCTTCTTTAATCGTTTCTGTAATTTATCCGTTTGCTCACTTATGTTAAGCTTTTTAAGTCTCTTACCTGCCCTGTGTGCCTTCGCCATCAAACCAAGTCCCGACATCGTAAGTACTACATCAACGGGATCGTCCTGATCAAGAACCCACTCCTTAAAGAAATCTTCCTTGGTGTAAGGCGTGCTTAAAGTTCGTTCACCCCTCTTACCCCAACCACGCTTCTTCTCAGCAGCTTTCTTTCTCTTAGCAGCATTCTTCTTAGTAGGTGCATTGGGGTTGCTAGTGTAATCATTAAATGTTCTTTTCTTAGGTGGCATTATTTCTTCTTACCATTCTTAGGCTTCGGCTTTGACTTTGGCTTCGGCTTCGGCTTCGGCTTCGGCTTCGGTTTTAATTTACTGGCTTGACCTACCCTTTCCTCTATTTGCTTGAAGCTTACAAAATCTTTAATGTATTTTTCGAGATCTGCTAAAGATCCCAAGCTTTGTCTCTTTAACGAACTCCCCAAGTCCCACCCACCTTTCTTAATCTTATCCAAATACGGCATCAATCTCTTCTGGGCTGAGGATGACAATTGTCCCAGTCCCTTTAGATTACTATAGTCATCAACGATAGGTTTGCGTCCACCCTCATGAACCCCAACCTCACCCCATTTTTTTCCGGCTCTCTTTACAGCGTCCTTTATTATTTTCTTTATTACCATATTATTGCACCGGGGGGTTGAGGTTGTCGTTTTCTTCTAGCCATTAAATATTCTTCCAGTTTTTCCCCCTCTCACGAAGATCCCGCTCCTTTTTCAGCCTATCCCTCTCCTTCGTTAACTTCTCGTGTTCCTTGCGTAACCGCTCCAACTCTCTCGCATTCTGCTCCCTGAGCGACTCGTCTTTTCCGTGTGACTTACCAAGGGCATAAGCCCCAGTACCTAACGCTACCCCCCCAACTCCCTTGATTGCTTTCTTGCTTGTCTTAATCTGTTTCTTCACCTCTTTGATGTCCTTCTTGGACATACCTGTACGCTCTAAAACCTTAGTCGTGACCTGCTTGGGGCGACCACGTGGTTTCGACAGTACCTTCCCCAATCGATTGAGTTGGATTGTTTTCTCCGTCTTCTTTTTTTTCTTCTTTACAGACTTTGCCTTAGTACGACCAGTGCCACCACCGGAAAGCCCACCTCCCCAAATCGGCTGCCGTGCAAAATCACCGGGACTAAAGCCACTGTTTGGATTGCGCCTGACTGTCATTTTCTATGCTCTCCTATTCATTGCACCGGGGGTTGAGGTGGCATCTGTGGTTGCATCGGTTGCTGTGGCTGTTGCTGACCACCTAAGAACTGTTGTAACATTGGGGCTACCTGTTGTAGTAATGATTGCCAATCGAATCCACCCCCCTGAGCAGGCATAGGAGCTTGGGGCGCAGGGGGTGCGCCTTCAGCTCCCTGTGCTTGAGGGGGGATCAACCCAGCTTGCTGGGCCAAAGCATCTACCTGCTGTTTTAACATCATCATTAGTTCTGGACTCCGCTGCGCCTGCATCAATACAGACTGGACTTCTGGTAATACAATGTCATCTGTAATCTTGGAACCCGACCTACGGAAAAATTCTTTTAACAACGGAGCTACATTGATATGCTCAGGGCCAGCTCTCATGGCAAGCTCCAACTGTTGCTGGATTTCCTGTAGCTTGATCAACCTGTTCGTGTTAACAGTGTTGGCAGATAACTCAATATCCCACTGCCCCACAATATCTCTTGCGTTAATCTTGCGCAGTGAACCCTGTGCATCTTCTACAGCCCTGAATAAAATCTCATCGTCACCAAATTGCTGTATCAATTGGAATGTCTGCAACACCGCCTCATTAATACCAACACTAATGTTACGCAACATCATCTCAAGACGTTGATTCCCCTCATTAACAATCGCAGATATGCCAGTCGCAGTCTTGTTGGCAATAGCCGTTGTGTCGTTCCCAATTGCAAAATCAGAAACACCAATACGGTCTTGAATAAGCCTGCGAACCAACTCCTCTTCTTTAAAGCTTGAATGTTTGATGTCTCCTGTCTGAACAATACCGAACTGATTCGGCCCCGCTGGGAATCCCTGCCCCGGCCCCGGCCTGTGTATCTCTGGATCGATATCGCTGTTGGGATCAAACCACCACATGACCGCATTGGTAATCGTACCGTTATCGATACGCATGTTGTGGATGTCATTGACTTCCTGCTGCAAATCGGTAATCAGCTCCGGTACACCCTGTGACTCAAACCTACCCGGTGTTGGGAATGGCTTAATCTCAACAAACGGCTTCTTACCATGCAACAAATCTGTTTCACGTACCGACAGTAAAACCCTTGCCCCCGGTGAAAATGTAGCAACTATGTCCTCCATACGACCATCATCATCGATGTCGTACTTGCCATGCCATTCAATTATCTCTATGTTCTCAAGTCCGTCTGCTGCTTCATGGGATATATTCTGGTAACCCTCTTCAAGAGTCTGAACATCGTTGAGCAACTTGTCTCCATGACTACTAATTATCTCAGACCCCTCATTGGATAGACCTGCTGGCAATAAGTCAACATTCGTATAAACACCAATGTCCTGCTCCTTTAACAACTCATCAATATCACGCCTGAACCTGTGTGCTACATAAGGAGAATCCTGTATGTCTATCGCTCGTGGATGAAATATGAAATCCTCAATGGGGATAAACACCCAGTCTGGATTGTTGTAAGTTGTTTCTTCACGCTCTATATCAATAAAAGGATGGTTGACGAAATCGTGGTTCTGCGCTAAAAACGTCATCTGGTCTAAAAACTCTAACGTCTCTGGAGTTACACTGCCAGATTCAATCTCAGATTGCGCTGTCTGTATGTCGGCTGCAATATCTCTTTGTGACATTTGGCGTGTATACTTGCGTACATCTGTACGCCAAATAATCTTCATTACACTACGTCCATAAATGAACGATTCTCTTATCCAATCCTGTACCTTGGGATATACCTTGATCCGCTGGTTCATCACGTAATGCAACATGTTCTCCACATCACGTGCCTTATCATGATCAGAAATAGGAGGCGTGGCATTCTCCGCACCAGACATCATCCCAGAACGTGGGTTCGGGGCACTTGCCCCCTTAGCCGTTATAAAGGGCTGTGCCCCAAAAATTGGATTGATCATCCTGCTGGTTAAAGTCTCTACCAATATCCCTGTAATAGGAACATGTAAATTAGAACAGCCCTCCCAAGGGAATGACTTGTCAGCAACAAGACCACGATACTGCCTATACCAAGTCTCCAGATTGTCCTGCCATTCATGACGTGCGTCTATCGCATTCTGAATTGACTCATCCAAGTAGTCCAATAAATGCTCAACATTAACACGCTTATCTATCGCAGGGGGCGCATCCACTTTAGGACTCTTGTTCAGGATATCCCCACTAGGCAACTTTGAGGCCTGCTTAACTACCTTCTTCTTTTCATTTAGATCTGGCTGTGTACCAGATAACTGGTTTTTCGATAATTCTTTACCCATACTTTATGCTTCCTCGATATTTTCTTAGCTGGCTTCTCCATCTCTTTCCCCAAAAAAAAACGATCACTTCAATAAGACCTATAGATCTCATTGAACTGACCGCTGTGTGTGCAGTTGGGTCTGCGTAATTATAGGTTACGCATAACTTCCTTAACCTCCACCTTCATCAGGGTTCCCTCTGAGAAATGGATCGTGACACTGCCAGTAAAATAATCCTCAATCAACTTCTTGATTAAAGTAATATACTTGTCAAAGACAATCATTCCCATATAATTATATTATATTATACTATATAAGATGCAGAAAACACAAAAAGGATTCATCATTTGACAAGGGTAATACTAGAAAGCAAAACAGTTTAGATTATACTCTATAGGATCACCTCTAAATCAATTACACACATCTTGGGGATGTTGAGTTTGCCACGATATTCCTCTTTCGGGCCTACTCTCCTGTCAGACGTTAAGACGAGGTCTCCCTTAGAGAACCCAATCACCAACCCAAACGTATCATAAATACAGGAGTCGTGATCCCTTAATAACTCATTGGGAGAACCATCATCAGTAGCATCAGCAGAAGCATCTGACCACCGTATCCGAACCAACTTTCCCTTGATGCCTGCCACAGACTTCTTCGTTATCTTCATGACAAACTAAATGGGAATTGCGCCCCCTTGAAGTATTTCCTGCCATCAACAACAAATCTCCACACCAAGTAGAAATACGGGTCACCCTTCCTGAACTCTGGCTTCTCCATTATGATTCGTATCATCAGTTATGCCTGTTCACTATGTTAACACAACGTTTAATAAATTCATCCATGTCTAGATTCGACTTGGCTCTGTTCGCCCACTTCGTGATCCACTGGATATTGTTTTCATCACAAACCAAGTCAGGATACAAGCTCCTTGGCTTGATGTGATCCAGTGACATGTTCTCACCGGGGATCAATGAGTCACCTGTAATTACACATATGAAATTCTGCTGATATGCCTTTTCCTGCAATAACTCCCAGTACCTCTCAGACCCCATGCCGTTGAAAGCAGCCTTCCTGTAATAATGCCTCTCACAATAATTGGAACTGAAATATACAAGGGTGCCACACCCAATGTGGACACATTGACCATGCTTCCTAGAATAATCACGTTGTTCTGCGTAACGCTTCCTGTTATATGACTTGGTACAGCCCCTGCACTTGTACGACCTGCCGTCCTTGGACTCCGACCTTTGACAGAAAGACTCAAGTGACCTAACGGTCTTGCAAGTACCGCAAAACTTCACGTTCTGGTCTCATAACTAACCGTGTCTGGCAATGTCGTCTTCATTGATTTCAGGAAACTTGTTGGCTAAGTGAATCAAGGCAGAAGCCATGTCCACCATTATAGTGAGCATCTCATGCTGTACTTCCGTCTGCCGTCTTATTGCATCTAAATGCTGCTGATGCACCGTCTTCGTGTCAGCTAATACACGAAGAATAAGCTCCTCGTTCTGGAACTCAAATCTTAATGGTTTACTGGTCGAACCCATCTTTGCACCTGATGTAAGCTTCGGCAAGACCCTCGTTATCGCTTTCCATAAAGTAATCATAGAGAATCATATCCACACACTGGTCTTTCTCCGCCTTGTTCAAATTATCAGACTCGAAACGCCTGCACAGCAGTTCCAATTCCAGTATTGCATTTTCTTCATATCTTGACATCAGATAACACTACACGTGATACTCAGTTATAAAAATCGGTGAACCCTCACCATGATAAATCATAAATATATTCTCCTCAAGCCACAATAACGCTTCCTCTTCCGTCTTACCCTGCAACAATAACGTCTCTACCATCTGGTCTACACTGTATACCAATACAGGTTCATCACCCCAGTCAGTATCGTAGACCTCTCCTATGACAGCCTCACCAAATATATCATCAATGCGGATCATATGGCTATCCCCCTATAGCCCATGCCACCTAGCCCTGTCTAACCTGTTCTCACCTATGTCACCTTCCCACGCTATCCTGTCTAACGTCCGTGTAAGGTGTCTTACCTTGTCACTTAACTCTTTCACGCTACCATCATTGCTGATCAAGATGTCACCCTTGATAAACTCCATCGCCTTCTCACTAGGATGACCACTGTATACACAACCGCTCCTCTGGATCTTCCATAACTCACCACCCATCTGCTTCACCAAGGCAGCCTCGTTAGCAAACCTGCAATCCTCTACCACTACCCAGTCATGCTGACTCGCCTTCTCCTTCCATAAGTTTAACCAGAAATTCTTGCCCATCATGTTCCTAGCCCACTCCGTACCCAATGTCTGCATGGCATACCGGGGAGTCTTACCAGATAATAAACTGCAAGGAGACTCCTTCAGGGTACCCTCCGTGTGGTCATCAGACAGACCTATGGCCTTTAACATATCCTTTATAGGTTGACTGAACCTCAGCCTGTGATAGCCAAGCTCACCAAGAATGGACGCTACAGTAGACTTGCCACATCCTGATGATCCTACCAGTGCCACTAACTTCATAAGCTCACTCCTGTACAGAGTCTACATCTAACTGACATCGCAATATACGGCACACACCCCACACTGTCAAGCACTTAGAAGAAACAAACCCCAAAGTCAAAACCGAGGCGGTTTAAAGAAGAGTAGGAAACTCTTAAGGAAGGATAGAATCCGTCTGGGTGAGCGTAGCGAATCCCAGACAATCATCAACTAAGAAGTAATCTCAAAAAGACACACAAGTGCCACTCAACCGGGTTTATCTTTAAGACAGGAGCTGCCCCCCGATGGGATCTCCCTGAAAGCCAGTTGGGGATTGTCGGCACTTTCGCTGCTACTCCGCAACTGGTTTGGCTTGAGTCGTCCTCAGAAGCCATTACCCCCATGACCTATGTGATAAGAATGGGAAGTACTTAGCCCCCAATCAGAATACAACTGGTAGGGCTGTCAAAAGCCTATCTTATATCGACCCTAATGTCAAGTGAAAAAGACCTGTTATGGCGATTACAGTATTAGATGCACTAACCCGAAAAAGGATTCAAAAAAAATAATTAAAATTTATTAATGTTGGAGGCAATGGGTGGGGGCTAGAGGGAGTAAACCCTGTAGACACAAGCGTTTACGGGTTCGTGTGGGGCGAAAACCGTGGCCCCAGAAATAACAAAAAATTTCTCCTAGACAACCCATATCATATAAACCATCACTCCATCTCTGGGACTCCTACTTGGGGGGGGGTGGGGGGATGCCTATCCCCTACCCGCTGTAACTGTAACAATTTCAATCACTTATAGACCCCGGCTCGAGTAAACCTCCTAACTGTTTGAATTCATTGGAGTTACAGGGTTGCGGTAACTTATTTATAGAGATGGTGGATATATGTATATCCTCCGGTCGATATCTCTGTATACCTTATTAATGTTTATCTTATAGGAGTTTAATTATCATGGCAAAAACTAAAACAGTAGATATGGCATTGTATCTGAACGAGAAAGGGGACAAGACCCCCAAGGGTGTTATGGTAAATCGCTTAGGATTGCTAGAGACTTTGCTCACGAATTCACTGCTAAAAATAGCAGAGGTTTCCACCTACCGGGG